AACGGACGTGCCATAAGTATGAACAGCTAGTAGTCTGTTATCTGCTATTGGTAGGGTGTCTAAAATTTGTGCATAATTGTAACTAGTGTTTTTATAGGTAAGAGCCGGCCCAAGTTGTACAGCTCCATTTTCTACTTTGAAGGCCCTAACATAAGATGTGAATACATCCGTCTCTGACGGGCCTGCATCTTTTTGCACTGTAAACCAGAAAAGAACCCCAACTGTAGGAGTAAGCATACGTGCATATTGACCTGTAGCGCCTGCTGTCGTAATAGCTATAGCTGCCTTATCGGCTTTAGTAACAAAGGTACCAGCTTTCAATGTTTCGTATAGACTATAACCTTGTATCACCTCTGAATTGACGATTGCAGTATTGCCACCGCTCAATAACTTTGCTTGTCCCATAATTACACCCCCGTAAGTTTGATGTTGATTGAACTATCCGGTACATCTATTGCTCTGCAAATGATGTATCCGTCGAAGGTTTCAATCTGCTTAATTGCTGAAAAAGCCGATTGCTCATCGTCCGCCAAGGTTGCGGAAGTTATCATCAGTGTAGCAATCGGATTGAATACTGCTTTCATCCCCGATACGGTAATCTGATTAGTGTACCAGCCGTTGGTCTGTGAAGCACTCCATCCGCTTTTTGGAACGGACACGACCCATTCTTTGACAAGCATTTCGAAGCCTTGAGAAGGCGTTGCGTCGGGTAGTCCGTATCGTGTTCCCATTGCGTCTGCAAATAGCGTTGCTTTGTTGATTGGTGTGCCTTCCTGCGTGGGCTCGTCCGCTCGTTCCCATGTTACATATTCAGATGTACCGTCTGCGTGCGTTATTTTCACGCGCCCGGGCTGAGTAGGTATTCTGTCTTTCATAATTCACCTCCGAAAATTTCGCCGGAATAAACAAACGACTGCTCTAACTTGCTTATGCACTCGTCCAGTATTTCCAAAATTCTTTCCAAATCATTTGCTTTTTCAAATGTAAACTGTTCCATATCCTCCGCGACTTCCGGCGTTCCGATTGGTACAGTTATACGCGCCCGAAGCTGCCGGATGTTACTGAGATACCTCTTCGTCTCTTCGCTGTCCATGAATTCGGATATTTGCCATGTGTTTTTAATTTGAGGTACAGGGTAGTCGTACCCATTCGCTGCGAATCGTCCAAAAACATAGGATACGGCGGATTCAACGCGGTTTAGGTCTGAAGCGTTGTATGCGCCTTTCAGACCACTCAAAAACTCTGCTACCTCTTCATCCGTCCAGTCCTCAAAGCTTCTGTCGTTCAGCTCTTTTGCTCTCTCCACATCGTCGTTTGTTCGGTCAGTTATTAGTTGCAGACCGTAATACAGCGTCGTTGTATTGTATGTGCTACCATTAATGGTAGCCTGTACTGTTTTGATTGCCATTTTATAACTCTCCTGAATATATTTCGATACTGAACTGCTCCGGTGTATTCACAATTATAAACATTGCTCATGTCTCTTCCCTCGCCGTCGCTTCGCCTGTTATTTTCGCGCTCGCCACGCCTGTTATGAGGTTGATGTCTAGACTTTGGATCGTGCCAACAATGTCTCGATTATTCAGCGAATTCATTCGCCAGGTTTCTCCAACCTTCTGTGTGCCGAGAATCATATCGCCCTCGTCTTCATAGCGTTTTTGGTAGAATGAATAAAGCCGCTGCGCTATCTCTAGAGCATTAGCAGATGATACGAGCGTTGCGTTTTCGTCGCATAAAATAACATTAGGCTTTGCATTTGCCGGAAGTTCCGAAGCATACACACCTACAACGGATGTATTATCCTCAAATTCCTTGCCGGTGATTGTAACCGTGCCTGTTGACGGAACGCTGATGATTGCATAATTTGCGCCGCTCGCGATGATTGTCGCACCGCTTGCGGTAAGCTGTGCAAACGGTGAGCCGAAGGTTACCGTGTGTGTTCCTGCTGCCAAAGTATCTTCATATGCGGAAGACGCCTCAGAGCTAAGCGTATAGCGATGAGCGGTCACTTCAACGCCTGTTACTAGACTTGTCATTTTAACTTTGTGCCCGTCGAATTTGTCATCATGCGTGATTGTGCCTTTGGTGGCTGTGCTTTGCGGGTAAATCTTGATTGCTTTACCCCTCGAACAGTCCACAATCGCACCGATCGCAAATGCAACCTGTTGCAACGCTTCGCGGTGAGTACAGATAGGAATGTAACCGCTGACCCGTTTTGTCGATAGCGAAGAATCAAGCGAATATTCGCTACTAAGCATTTCAGCTGAGGTCATAATCTCAGTCACCAATTCGCCCACAAGCTTGTTCGAATAGATTCCGCCCATGAATGTGGTTGTGTCAATGACGCCCACGAAGTCAATGCACTTGAAGGTCGTCGTATCGTCGTCTTCCGATTCGGGCTCATCTAAGAAGAATGTGCCAAAATCTGACCCATCGACCTTCGTTCCGATTGCCTGCCGCTGTTGTAATGCGGCATATACGCCGTTAGGGTCTAACAGCGCAAAATCTGTTGTATATGCGGTGAATTCCAAAGTGTTAATTGAAAGCTCTGCGCCCGTAGGGTCAATCTCTTCAAGAATTTGCGCGGATATAACGGAATCGTCGTCGAATATCTTCACAGCTCCAAACTTAATCTCTGTGAGCTTCAAATATCTGTTAGGCAGCGAAGTTCCGTAAAATGTGCATACGATTTTTGTGTAATTTTCTGCAAGACCGCTCGCGAAGTATGTCGGGCGGTCGGGATGGAAAATTTTTTCCTCTATGCCGTTTGATGAATAATATTCAATCTTTACTTTGTTCGCATATTCGTATGAATCTTCACGGAATATGAAGGTAATCCCAACCGTAGTATGTGGCTCAGTAAAATCGCAAATCAGAGTTATCGGAGCAGCGAAGTTGCAATCATCACCGCTCTGTGATAGCGACCACAGCCCGAATATTTCTTTTTCGGGCTCGTCCGGGAATACCCGTTTGCTTCCGTCTAAAAGCCATTGGTTCATCTCTAGCGTCGCCCACGGTTTCACTGTCAAACTGTCGAGGTCAGGGGTATTTAATACTGTAACATCAGCAAACGGCTGAACATCCGTGCATGTCTGCGTGGAATCATCAGCCGCTGTAACATCAAATAAACCATATTTCAGTTCTACCATTTAGAACCTCCTTGCCGGAGCTTTCGCTGTGAAGCTTGCCTTTAGTTCTCCAAAGTAGTTCTTCCCCTTGTATTGTGCAAGCATTTTGTCCGAAACCTTCGTGATGTATGCCTTAAACGAAAAATCTCCACTGCTTGCCGGGACGGTGACATTGTGGAATTCCTTCGCCTCGGTTAGCTTATTGTATAAGGAATTATACGCTGCCGTGTTGGTGGTGAAGCCGAAAGAGATTTCGTAGTTATAGTAAACTCCGATTCCTTTTCGCTTTAGATCGCCGTTTTCAGTTCGGTTTGCGTATTTATCCAGCACATCCGCGTTCCTTGTGACATCGCTCACGGGGACATCGTACCTTTTTCCGTCAATGATAATTCTATCTGCTAATGCCATTAGTACGCGCCCCCTTTCACGAATGATTTGCCTGTTCTTCTGTCCTCGCGTTCAACTTCTAGCTTCAGCAGCCTTATCAGCTGCCCCATTGTGCCCTTTGCGTTGATAATAATATCTCCACTCCCCGATTCTTCTCTTACGATTTGACGAATTAAATCTTCCGGGGCTTCAAGGTTTCTGCCATTTCTTTGGTCGCCGAGCATTGCCATGAATTCGCCGTTTGGCGGAATGACAGCTCCGCTTGCTAATTTAGGAACTGAAATTCGCCCCAGTTTCACAGGGTCTAAATATTTAATATTAAACCCGAAGCCTGTCATTCCTGTTAGGTCAGTAACCCAGTCCGGGACATCTACATGGATTTTGTTCAGCTGCTCAATGCACCAGTTGACCGCTTTGATTACCAAATTCACCGCGCCTTCGACTATACTTACAATGGAATTCCATATGCCTGCGAAAATCCTGCACACGCCGTTCCATGCCTTTTTCCAGTTGAGCGTAAAAACGCCCGTAATAAAGTCAATAAGACCTCGGAAAATCTCAGAAATACCCGTAGTGTAAAGCGATGTTTTCGTGAACCAGTCAAGAGCCTTTGTCAGAAAAGCGTCAATCGCTTCGACACAGTCCTTTCCAAGCACCATAATCAGCGCACCTGTGAGAATCTCGCCAACACCCTTCCATACCTCTTGCAATCCAAGACCCATTTGTTCTAGCCCTTCGCTTGCCATGTCAAAATCGCCTGTGATGATTCCAACTAAAACCGTTAATGCACCTGCCACTAAGTCAAGTGCGCCTGCAAGCACATCCAAAATTCCTGACCATGTCATAAGAACAGACGCGAATGCGGATTCTGCAAGTTCTCCCAGTGTGTCTTTTAGGAACTTCAAAATAGCTTGAACGCCTTTTGAATTTGCGAATCGATCAAATGAATCTTTCAGATTATCCCACGAACCTTTGAGCCTATCCACATACGGCTGTAGTCCAGAAAGGCTGTCCTTCATTTTGTCTATAACGGATGTGTCCGCTTCCGGCATTTCAGCTTGCCCGAAGTCGAGCATTCCGCCTGCACCGCCGGTATCTCCAGTTCCGCTTGATGTGTCTTTTTGCAGAACATCCAGTTTGTCGAAGCTTGCAAGGGCACCGCTTGCGGCCTTTCCTGCTTTTTTGGTTTCGTCCGCTAGTTCTCCCTGTGCGTCGGCGGCACCGATTGCAGATTTCGCCGATGATTTAATCGTGGTATTCAGTCCAAAAAGCTTACCGATCGTGTTTGCAAATGCGTTTGCTAAATTTATCAAGGCTTGCAGAATAGAGTTAATAACCTTTATGACCGGCGTAAAAATGCGAATAAGCCCTTTTCCGAGTACGCCGAGAAGTTCTTTCCACCGTTCGGATAAAACCCTTGTTTGGTTTGCCCAGGAATCGGATGTCCGAGCGAAGTCGCCCTGCGCGTCTGCTAGTGAATCCATAACGAAGTTATACCTTAAGGCAACTTTCTCCGCTTGGTTCATTGCGCTGTAAGACTTGGTTATTCCATGCTGTAGTGCATACTGCTTTAAGTTTACCTCTGTCATTACAACGCCGAGATCTTTCAGCGTTTCGGTTTCGCCTGTGAATATGGATTTCAGCTTAACCGAGGCAAGGTCAGTACTGATGTTATAGAACGACGCCACATCGCCCGTGAGTTTTGCGGTTTCGATTGCCATATCCGAAGCCGCGTCCATTGAAAGCCCCATTGATTTTGCCATTGCCATGTAAGTGGAAGCGGTTTGCTTCGCCGACAATTTCGACATGCCGAATTGCTCGATGGCGGTATCTGCGAAAGCTTCGCACTTGTATGCCATATCGCCGAAGGCAGTATCAACAACATTCTGTACCTCTTCCAAATCGGAAGCCAGTTCGATTGCCTGATTTCCGATTCTAATTAAACTTTGAACTACTTGACCGGCGATTTGCGCCGCGCCGAAGCCGACCGCCGTGCCGAGAGCCGTCGAAAGTAGTCCGCCAATTTTTGAGGATTGCTTTGAGATTTGCGCCGTGCCTTTGTTGAATCCTGTTGTGTCGACTTTTGTGTCGAAGTTTAAATACCCGTCAACCATCAGCCTCGCCCCCTTTCAGTAGTGCGTTGAATGCGTCTAATATTTCCTGTTCATCGCCTGTCAATTTGACTTTCAGTTCTGCAATGTCTCTGTTTTCGGCCCACCATTCCTTATCGGCTTTCGACTGTTTACCGGTCTTTTTCAGTTTCCGCTGATGAACGATTGTATTAAACACGCATTCCCCAGTCTCAAAAAATGCGCTCACAAATTCCCAAAAATGATAAAATTCTTTTGAGCGGATCGAAAAGCCTGCGGACTTATCCACAGCCGATATGATGAACTTCAAATCCTGTTCCCATGAGAACAGCCTACCAAAGGACATCACGCCTTTCTTGCGGTCCGCGGCTTCGCCGAGATTCAAGAACCACACCGCTTGCTCTGCGGCTTCGGCCATCAACCTATCGGGAATCTCGTCCTCGTAAAGAATCCCCACCATGCACAGAATCTTTTCCGTGTCGCTTAGGTCAATTCTCTCAAACATCCGCATAATATTAACGCAGGGTCGCCAGTCTGCGTTAATCGCGTACTCTTGACCCTGCAAATATAAGGAGGAAGGCAATTTTAAAATATCCATTACTACTTGTACTGCGCGACAACAGATTTAACCTTCTGCTTGCGCTTTTTTGTCTCTTTCTCAAAGTACGGAAACAGAGCCATGAGACCGTTCGAGAATACAAAATCTCCGTTACTGCCTAAACCGCATACGACTTGATTCCCGAACATAACATCCGCTTGTCCTTCGCCGAATGTATTGTCGAACGCTTCGCGAAGAATCTTGTCAATCTCTGCGTAAATCTTAAGCTCTTCGGCGGTGCGTTCGTTTTCGTCCAGTTTTTTGGCCTCAAGTTTCTCGGCTTTGACTGAAAGCTGATTCAGCTTCTGCGGTGTATCTCGAACCATCTCCAAAAACCCTTCATAAATTTTTGTGTCGGTCGGATTAAACGAAAAAATCCGACCTGTGCCGTTAACATCAAGGTTAATGACACCATCATCGAAATCTAAAGTTTTCATGTTGCCACCTATACCTTTGCTGTGAACGCCTTTGTGGTCGGATTGAATGTTCCTTCGGTCTTGATTCCTGTATAGTGAATGTTAAACGGAATCTGATAACCTGTTGTGTCTCCGCCTGCGGAAACGACTTCAATGTAAACCTCTTCCTTTGTTGCCGGATATGCGCCGCTTGTTACTGTTTCGTAAAGCTTCACGCGCACAACATCCGTTTTGACATCATCAAGGACTTTTTCATTGTCGATAATGTCCTGTAAGAACTTGAACAGGTTACTGTCTGTGTCCGCGATGTACGGCTCAACAGACGCTTCTTTTTCATAGCCCTTAAGGTTGATGGATTCCTCGCCCAAGATGTTCTTTTTCTTTTCGATATCCGCGGAAAATTCAACAGATAACTCTTCGAGGTCTGCGCCGAGCACCTCATAAGACCCGGTGTTCTCGGACGGTGTGCAGTTAATGAAGTCCTGCACTAACTTTCTTGCAATTTTTGCCATTTTATACCTCTTTCTTGATTTTTAACTGGATTTGCACTTGGTAAATTCCCATGCCATCCTCTTCAATATCCATAAGCATACAGTTCGACACGGTCATGTCCTCAGCGGTGAATTTGCCCGGAAGTTCCGGAAGCTGCTGCTCGTCCATCCACAAAGAAAAATCCTCAAGAAAATCTTGATTTTCCGCTCTGTCCTCTTCCTCTCGTGCGATTTCTCGCACATAGAAGATGTAATTGTTCAGATAGAACTTGTTGCCTAAGATGTCCTGTTTATAAGTGTCGTTCCCTGTTGGCTGTAACGCGTAACCGCTCTGCTTGCCCTCAAAATCGGTTAAAACAGTCATGCCGTTGTAATTGCTTATGAAGTTTTGTAAAGTCTTTAAAATCGTCATTTTGTGCCTCACTTAAAGTGTTTCGCACAGCCTTTAAGGATTGATTTTTTGTGAGCGGCTTTCATGCGCTCAAACCACAGCTTGCCGCGCTGCGGCTCTCCGTGGTAATGTAAATCCTCGTCAGTTGTGTGCTTTGGTGCGCTTCCATAGAACGCGCGACCTTGCGCGTCTCGCATAACTTTCCCGTAATACAGATATCGCGCATATGGTGACTGATAGACTACTTCTCCGCTACCGATAACGGTGCCTATAGTACCGCTTTGGTTCAATGCGCCTGTCTGAAATGGGATATACTTTGCATTGTACCGCAATACTTCGCTGTCAATATACTTTTGACAGTCCTTAAACTGCCGCTCCCGTTCCACTTCAAATGTCGGGTTCCATTTCAGAATCAATGTATCTTTCGGATTGTCTATCATCGTGCTGTCACTCTCCAATGCTTGAGACTGCCGTAATCGAATTCCTCAACGGTTGTTACATACAGCCCTTCCGGGATTTCCTTTGAAGATTTCTGAATCTCCTTGAGACAGATACCTTTTACAATGATATCTTTCTCTTGCACCTCAACATTTGGCATAGGGATGTATACCTGCGCCTTGTCCTCCGGGGCTGTGCCCGTTTTTCGAAGAATTATCCCGGCAAGGTTCTCCCACAGCACGCCTTTAATTACGGTACGCGTCCATCCGCCTTCTGCGTGGTGATACAGCGTCATATAATGCGGAAACATCATAATACCGACCCCCTGTATAACAGACCTGTCATGACAAGGTAGTTCTCGACGCTGTCCTGTAGCTTCTGCTGAACCGTCATGCCGCTTGCGCCGTAGCTTCTCGACCAGCTTCCCACGGTCTCGGATGTAACCTCGCCGCCTTTTTCGGCTGCATAATAAACATCACACGCCGCACAGGTTGCCAGTTTGATTTGGTCTGTATATTTATTCAATACGGACGCTGTTATGCGATTCATTGTTACCATATCAACATAGGCAGAGGCCTTGAGGACTTCACGATTGAAGTCCTCTTCTGCCATAGTGCCGTTGTATTCATTCACATAAAAGTTATAGTCGCAGTATTTTTTCATGCGACCACCTCCTTATTTTGCCGCAAGCTGGATTGTCTTTGTTACTGCCGCCGTGGTGATAGTAACCTCGTCGGTTGTACCCTTGTAGCCGTCAGCCTTAACTTTTACGGTATAAGTGCCTGCCGGAAGGTTTACTTCCACCTTACCACTTGCGTTCGTCAGCTTCTTTGCGCCGTCAATCAGAACGGTTGCACCTTCGATTGCTGTACCGCTTCCGTCGCCTGTTGGCGTATCAGTTACGGTCAGTGTCAGCTTCTTTGTAGTCTGCGCTGTTGCAGGCTCAAGGAATGCGAACGGTACGCCTGTTCTGTCTCCGTTCATGCGTGTTACAGGGTTCGGCAATGCCCAGCCCATTCTGAATACAACACGGATCGCAATCATATCCTGCTGTGCAAGGTTGTACACGATTTCCTTCGTTGTAGGGTCTTGGATTACGCCCTGATCTAAAATCTTAACAGTAATGTCCTGTCTGATTGCGTAAACAGCCTTGCTGAAATCTCCGACGATTAACTGTGCAATCGAAGAATCGAAAGAGCCGTTCTGTGGGAACTGAATCGGTGCGCCGTCAAGCGTGTAATTCGTGCTGCCCTGCATGTCGGACTTGAAGATTGGAAGCCCGTCTGTGGTTTTGATTCCTCTCAGCTTTGCCCTCATTCCCATAGCTGCGATTGCACCCGTTACCATAGTGCCCATCTCTTCAACTTTGGAGATTACACCGCCCTCACCGAGTAACAGGTTGTAGTAATCCGGGGAAGAACCCGGGGTCACATTGTTTCCTGCAACTCTTGCTCTTGTTACGATGTCCAAATCCCATTCCGCAGGTCTGCCGTTTCCGAAGATAACCGCGGAATCCACTCTTTCTCCGATCGCTTCATTGATTCGCGGCAAGATTTCGCCGATGATGTCAAACGAAGCGTCGTCAACTACCGCTTCCGGGATTGGTACAATTACAGCCAGTTCCGCAGCTGTAAGATATACATTATCCCATTCCTGTTTTGTGGTCTGCTTCATGCCCGTGTCACCGTTTACCCAGTAGGCTGTTGGTAACATGTCAAGTACCGGCATTCTTGTCGTTTTAGAAGACATGTTTGGAAGTTTTCTCGCCATGCTCATAAATGCGGAATTAGCCGGTGCTTCCTGCTGAATTGTGTTGATTAACTGCTCCTGAATCAGAGCTTCTGCTCTTTGTCTGTCTACAATATTAACTGCCATTGTTTACTCCTTCCCTAAAAAAGAACGCAGGGCTCTGTTCGCCTCTGCGTGGTCGCTTGTGCTTTCTTTTACTTGTGTGCCGCCTTCGTGGCGGATTCCTTCTTTTGGTTTGGTCTCAACCTTGAAAAGAGACGGTGAAGATTCTCTGTAAGGCTTCAAAGTCTCATCAATTCCGACAGGCTTTCCGTCCGCGAATGCGAACTTCTCAACGCCGCCGTGCTTATAGATGATGTAATCCGGGTCGGTTACTCCCGCGCCTGTTAATGCTTCTTTCAGGCTCTGCGTTTTCAGTAGATCCGAATATTTTTTTTGCTCTGCTGCGATGTCCTCGTCGTACTTCTTTTGCAGATTGCCGAGCTGTGTCTTTAACTCGGTAGGTGTCTGTCCGCCGAAACTGTCAATCGTGGCATTCAGGTCTTTAATCTGCTGATTTGCCGCCGCAAGTTCATTCTCTTTTGCGGTTGTCTTTGCCTTTTCCGCGTCGATGTCCTTGCCATGTTCTGCAAAAATAGAATCAATGGTTTCTTTCGCCTTGTCCTCTGCCAATCCTGCTTTTGTCAGAATCTCTTTGATTTGTTCTCTTTTCATTGTCTCTTCCTTTCTGCACTTCGTTTTTTACGCGCAACGCCGCTATGTGCCTGCGTTTTACGGTCGCCACCGAATTTTGAGTATAAAAAAAGGACGGCTCGTCAGTCGTCCTCGTTTTTATTGAGTTTATTTTTGTTGCTTTCGCCAGTCAGCTATGCTTTCATCTTGCTTCATTGCTCCCGAAGCTTTTAAAATCCTTTCAAAGATTCGCTCGCTTTCTTCCTCTTCATCTTTTGTAAAAATAACCTTTCCTGTTACGGTTCCCTTTGGTATTCCTTTTTTCAACTCTTCACTCATTTTCTTTCAGCAAGATAAACCACTTATCTTCAAAGCGAACAACATCTCGTACTAAAAATGTCGAATTTCTCTCATAGAGTACCTCTTGTTCTGCTTCGTTGAATCCTGCCAACTCCCTTCCTTTCTTGGAATTTTCAATATAAATTTGTACTTGCCCTTCTGGATTATATGTTTCACCCTTCGTTGTAGAAAGATACTCGCCATATGTCACTTTATCGCCTTTTTGGTGTACCGCCATAAAATTATTCACAGTTTCGTCATTCATAAAATACAATGAACGACTAAGGTTCCCCTCATATTTTGGCAATTTTGCGAGTGTTCTATCTAAGTGCATTGTAAACTCGCTCTCTTCTTTTGTCAATGTGTCACTATTTCTGAGTTTCTCATTTATAATATATGATTTTGCACTCATATAATCATATATGCTTTTTTTCTCATCCTCACTTAATTTCTTTGCAGTTTTCGGTATTTCTTCCCGTCCATACTGCCGTTTTAGCCCTGTCTGCCCGAGGAAATCAGATTGGATTTTGCCCCACTTCTTCAGCTTAGCATTTGCGCGCTCCGGGGACAGCCCTGCGGCTTCCATTCCGACCTTCTCACGCTTCCAACGGCGGATTTGACGCTCGATGTACCTTTGACGCTGTGTCGCTTCATATTCAGTCATTTTCTCGCCGTTGTAGGTGTACTTCGGCTTATCGAATGACTTTAACTCTTCCTCGCTATATGTCGGCTCGTCGCCCTCAAAAAACGGGTAAAAGGTGTGTCTGCAATTCGCACCACACAGCCCGGTAACACTTCCGTAGCCTGTCGCTTCTGACAGCTTCTCATAGCCCTCAGTTTCGCCGCTGATTGAATAAACTTTCCCTTGCCATTCGGCGTGTGATGGTCGTGCCCCGGAGTGAGCGGAGACCTCCACGAGGTCGGTTTTCAGTTCGTCGGCGTTTGACAGCGCAAGCTTTGCGACTGTCTGATTAACGCCTGTTCTGACTGCTCGGCGGACGACTACATCTATGTAATCTTTTCGCGTGCCGTAGTCGTAGGCTTCAATGCCGTTTTTGGCAAGGTCTGAAATGGCATTCTTGACCGCCGTCTCCTGCGGGAACGCACCGCTTGAGACTTGAGCATATGCACGGTCTAAGGCTTGTGAAATTTGCCGTGTGCCTTGCGTCGCGGTCGTCCGCGTGAGGTTGTCGAAAGTGCCGAGCGTCTTGCTTAATCCTGCATTTAGTGTATTAACCGTTGATTGTGTCGGCTTCACACCGTCGTCTTTCAGCTCTTTTGCACCTGCTTCCTTTAGCAGCTTTACAATCTCGGCTTTCGACTTGCCGCTTGCCTTTGCCAGTCGCTTCTGAATCTCTTTATAAGTTAAGCCCATCTCCTGAAGCTTCATCGCCTGCCATTCGGCAGCTGAAGAAAAGTAATCGTATTTGCTTATCTTTCGTGCCATGTCGGCGATGATGTCTCGCTCCGCCTGTTCATAGATTTCCACTAATCTATCCGGGCATTGTTCCAGGTATTCCGGTGTAATCATAAGTTACTCCTCGTTAAACCAGTCCACATTGCTTTCAGCCTGCGGAACATTCGCCTTTGCTTCCTCTTCTGTTTCGCCGAAAAACCTTGCTCTGTACTCCCACTTGTCACGGATTCCGTCTCGGATTTCCTGCAAAAACTTTTCTTTTTCTGCGCCTGTATCTTCAATAATTGAATCATCGAAGTTGATTGTAATCTTTGCCGGATCGATGTTGAACCCGTCCATGTCTCCGATTGCAATCACCATTTTGCGTAATGCTTCATTTAACACAATTTCATGTTTTTTCAGGTTACGGTACAGGTCGGATTCTTCGCTAACTACCTCTGTAGCCGTTTTCACGCCTGTTGTTTCAAATCTATAATAAGAATCGCCAAGCCCACACTTTTTGGCTAAGATGTTTAGCCCGGTCTTTAACCCCTGCTCATGTGCGTCTGCTCGGATTTCCATGTTCATTTCAACAATCTTGTCCTGCCCGTCCGTTTCAGTTACAGCGTAGAATTCTGTATCGTTGGAATCAAACACCGGATAGGTCATCGTGCCGTCCTGCGATTCCATGATTCGCGCGAATTTAATCGGAACGATGATTCGTTTCTTTCCGAGCTTAAACTCGTTTGCGTAAGAATCATACACAAGGTCAAGTGCTTCTAATTGGTCGATAGAGTTTGCGTACACCGATATACCCATAGGGTTATCCAGTTCCACATTGTTTACGATGTTCGGCTTGATGATTTGGAAGCGTGGAACAGGCGAGCCCGTGTTAATCTCCGGAACTACCCCTTCCGGCAGCTCCGTCTCTTGCAATGTGTCATTCGTGCGCTTGAAGTAGATGTTTTTGATTACATAGTTGCCTTGCTCGTTGCGTTCGTGAATGTTCAGATATACGAATGAATCCTTTTTTACCTTATGCTCCGAAGCAAAAGCGCAGTCCAGTATTTCCCCGTTTTCCGTCGCAAGCGGATAAATCATGTTTGCCCGGACATAGTCAATGTTGACCTTGTCGCCATCCATAAACTCCACAAATGCCCCTGTTCCGAGTGCCATCGCAAGCTCTACAAGCTGATTACCGCGCACATAGAACCCGTTAGCGTCCAAGATGTCGTTGAGCCTGTTTTGAGAAGCTTCATCGCCCGTGACGATTTCCACCTTTTCGTTTAGAAGCATGTTTGCCCAGTCCTCAGACAGCTTTTTCGCCATGTTGAGTGTCTTGCGTGTCTGCGTTGTATGCTCTACCCCGTTCCATTGCTTGTAAGAATGAAAAGGGGTCTTTCCCTTATACCATTTCTGCCACAATTCTATTGCAGAATAGAACGACTTGTCGATTGTTCCGTATCCGTTCTTATCAAGCCATTGTATAATTCCTTGCATATCTTTCTCCTATTTTCTCAAATATAAAATATCGCTCTGCACGCTCTCTGTCGAGTATTCCATGCTGTCAAGCGAATCTATATTTACCGTGCCGTCGTCCAGTCTCTCGTCTTTCGTCGGGTCTTTGTCAGAATATACCGCGTTCTCAAGTGCGCTTATGGTCGCCGTGCAGTGGTTCATAATGAAGAACCGTTTTTGCGCCATAATTGAGTTGTAGAACGCTATTCGGTCATTGATTGCTCCCTTTAGCGCGTTTCTGACATCCACACCAACGCGGCTTTTCGCTGCTGCTACTTGCAGACCCTCAATCAGCGTTTGCTCTGCGCTATCGCAGAACGCTTCATACACGCGGTACTTTGTCTTTGCTCTTCGGCAGAAGTCAACAAACTTTTCTTCTAACTCCTTTGGTGAGAGCCTTCCCTTCTCTTTGTTGTTCCAGTAAAATTCATCCAGTATCACAACATCCCAGTTATGCGTAAAGCCTGTAAGTGTGAAAGAATGCGCCGAGCCTGTTCCACCGAAGTCAACCCCGATTGTCGCGTATCGAATCGGCGGTGCTTTGTCGATGATGTAACTCTCCTTGTTATCTACAAACAGGTCGTAAATAACGCCCTCAGCAGCTACCCATAGACCCATGATGTAACGCTTAAAGAACACGCCCGAGTACATTCCCCGGTATCTTCTCTTGATGTCCTCCGCAAGCGACAGGTTGTCGTCCATTGTGAAATGCAAATACAAGAGGTTCTTGTCGTCCTCTCGCTTATCTACCCATTCCTTTTTGAACCAATGCGCTGGGGTGTCTGGGTTACAATTGAACCAAAACTTGGAACCTTCGACTGAACATCTGCCTGTTCCTTGATTCACGAATGATTCCGGCATGAGCGCGACTTCATCGAAGAATATCCCTGCTAAGGTAATACCTTGTATCAAGTCTTGGCTTCGCTCATCTTTTCCGCCGAAGATATAAAAGTAATTCGTCACCTTACCGCGCGTTATTTCAATAAGATTGTCCGCTCGGTGGTCTGTGAGTTTGTACCCCCGTGAAAGCAACATCTGCTTCATCACCGTGAGCACATTACGCCGAAATGCGCCGATCGTCTTTCCGCACATGCCGAAGTTCTGTCCGTTGAAGGTTTCCATCGCCCATATAACAAAAGACAGTGCCATTGACACCGTCTTACCTGAACGGATTGCTCCGTCTGCTATGATTCCGTCTTTGTCTGACACACCCGACTGCGGAAGCCACCATGTAAGTAACTGCTTCTGCTTTTTGCTGAACGGGCTGAATCTAAAGCCTATTCGTCCCATACATCAGCACTCTCCTTTAATGCGTCCATAAATCCGTCGTCTTCTGTGTCCTCTATTCCTTGTCCTTTGTCCGTCTGTCCGAGCCAGTTCTTCCCGAGGAAGATTGCCATTGCCGCGCTCTTCTTGGCAAGCTGAAATTGCATTCTGCGAAGGCTTATTTTCCCCGTTCCACGCTTTTCCCGGAATACCTCGGAGAAACTCTTTCCATATTTTTCCGCACACCATTTATCAAGTGTCTTATCTGAGACCTCTAAGAATCCGCATATCTCTTCCTTCGTGCATTGTAATGCGCAAAGCTTCTCGAATTCTTTCTTATCTATTTTTTTAGGTGGTCTCCCCATTTTTATTTCTTCCATAATTTATCTGCCCCTTTTCGGTCTAAATTCATTTTTCACCCCACGAAAAAACCCGGGCGAAGGTCGTCCGAGTTTTCTTTTTAAGAAGTATGTTAAGTTGCCTTCAAGAAGAACATTTCTCACTTTATATTATAGTACAGGTTTTTGTCATTGTGCATACAACTTTGTCAGTTTTCATACATTTTTTACACATTTATCATACCATCCAGCTCCGCAATTGCTTCACATTTCACCGTAGACACCCATGTCTGCGACCGCCCCATGTCCGCGGCAATCTCCTTGTTCGTCATGTTAAGTACATAGCACTTCCATAGCACATCGAACCTGTCCTTGTTTTTCAGCTGCCGGATATGATTGATTACCCGTTGGCGTTCGTCCAGCAAAGACTTTAAGTCGGATTCCATTTCGATGTCTACATATTCGGCTACACTATCGCCTATCTTGTCCGATATTCCCAATCCGAACGCCGGAGGAATCACAGTCTTTTTTACTTTTCCTGTGTTTTCATCAAACGACACAATCGTCTTCGGCTGTGATGTGATGGCGGTCGCCCGGTCATACCATCGCTGCATGTCGGCGATTGTGCCGTTAATCTGCGCGTCGATAAGTGCTATCCGCTTTAGATACTCTTTTGTGTCAATCATCCATATTTCCTTTCTACCAGCTCCATTATGCAATAATTTGCCAAGTCCAACAATGTATCTTCTATTGATTCATCGTTGACATGCTGTTCTGCCCCATTCATCAGCGTTTCTAACCTGTTCAGTTTGTCATTTAATCGAATTAGAATTGCGTTCGGGTATTTCTCCCTAACCTGTGCAAAACTGTCTCCGTAATCGGCATTTTTAGCCTTGTAGGTTTCGAATAGTTCTTGACAGATTGTCCAGTGAATACATTCCTTTGCGTCGTTTTCTCTTTTTTTCATGTCTTCTGTCATTCTATCCCCTCCCAGTCTATGGCTTGCCCACACTCGCAATGATGGGGCTTGCCGTCGTGATACAAAACAACCACTTCCCCACATGTGGGACACTCGAATTGCCACATTTCCTCGTTGTCTATAGGTTTCATCGGCGTTTGCTTTCGCATATCCTTCACCGCCAGCTCACACGCTTCTGTGATAGCCTGTATACTTGCAGTCTTGGCGTTGAATCCGGCGTAATACTCAATCTCTGCGATTGCTTCCACGGTTGTCTCCGGGTCTAATAGTCTGATAGCTTCCTCTCTTGTCATTCTCTCACATCCGCCTTTCTCCAATAATCTTTGCAGTTTCTCGCACACTGGCAGCATGGCAATTCCCATTCCCTGACTGACATATATGCACAGCCCTCACAACCGTATGCTTTGCACTGCTCTATTGCTTTTTCCAATATTTTTCGGTCTATCATGCTGCCGAATTCAGTTCTTGCTTTTTCATAGTTCATTCTTCCCCACTCCACTCCTTCGCTCTTTCCACAAATTTCTTCTGTTTCTTCTTCTCAATATCAACTTTTTCTGCTGCCTCGGCGCACATTGTCACCCATTCGATATTTTCCAACGTTGGTTTAATCGTTATCGAATGCCCGGATGTCAGCGTGTCCCGGATGATTGAACATCTATCCATTGTCTCTTCATATGTCATTCCTGCTCACCTGCCTTTACAAATAATATCCAATGCGTTTTATTCAATCTGCCACTTTTGTGTCCAATTAACGGCTTTTGTGGTGTGAGTTTTAAGATATCTGATACAGTAATATCCGTCTCGCTCCACTTGAATACCAATACTCCATCCTTTTTTAGAACTCGAAAACATTCGGAAAATCCTTTTGTTATATCTTCTTTCCAAGAATCAGCGTCCAGTTTGCCGTATTTTTTCGCAAGCCAAGAGTTTTCCCCGACTTTCAGCAAATGCGGCGGATCGAAAACCACTAGATTAAAAGATTCGTCCGAGAATGGTATATTTCTGAAATCTCCTACGACATCGGGCTTTACTCGCAAACTTCGGCCGTCGCACAAAGTGTCTTCAAAGATTCTGTTGTCCATGAATGTCACTAATGGATTGTGCTTGTCAAACCAAAACATACGGCTACCGCAACAGGCATCTAATATCCTCATTCCTACTCACCTGCCTTTCATCCCATCCACTCATTTCCAATGATTTCTTTGACTGCTCCATATGCAACTGTCATTCCGTCATTGTACGCTACTTTATCATTATTTCCGCTTCGCCTTGCTTCGCAGGCACGCTTAACCGCTTTCTCTTCCATGCTTGTTATCGATTTGATAACTTTGTCCATGTCAATTACTGTTGGTTGGTCATCAATAACACGCAAAACTTCTTTTTCAATAACAGGTTCCAGTTCGATGTCGCAATGTGCTGTTATCCATTCTTTCAATTCGTCAGCGTCAATTAATCTCATTCCTCTACCTCCATGTTCCAACAGATTTCACAATTATCAACTGACGGACAATCTGTGCAAAATCCTAAATCAGACGCACACACTAAGGGGCGTTGAGTACTCGAATCTAACTGTGCATTTGGAAACACTTCAAGCAAAATATCTTTCCTCGTCTTTCTCGGATGTTCCTCAGCCCACTTGCGGACAGTTTCGGTTGCTTCAAAAGGATATTGAACTTCAAAATCATCACAAGCAAGAGCAAATTCATTGTTGACGTTTGATAATGGACACATTGAACACTTTACCCCCAGACACTTATCGTTTATTCGTCCTAAACTATTCAACATCCGCATCTTTTCAACTAAATAATTAAATTCCATCTTCATTTTCCTTCTCCTTTCAGGCATTCAATTTTACTTCTTCGTACTTTACCGTCATGCTGCGCAGGCTCTTGATGTCTGCGTAGATGTCCAGTATCTCCTGTTTTACTCTTCCGATAAAATTCTCCGCCTCGGTCGGTGTGTCGGCGATATCCCACAATGCCAAATCGTCATGGCGCACCATTGCCATACGGTCATTGTCTACTATGTAGTGCAATCCGGGGATTGTGCTGTCAACCACATATGCGTTAATGTTTGCCAATTCTACCGTCCAACTATGCTTTCGCTTGAATTTATACCGTTTCATCGTTCATAAATTCCTCGATGACTTCGCATTGAGATTGGTCCACTAATTCAAACCCCAATTCTTTGTTTTTTTCATTCATTGTCATACTCCTTTCATTTTCTGCAGCATGCGCATGTTTTGTTATACTTCATTTGTGCTATTTCCAAAACATCGAAATTTGATCTTTGTTTTTTTCTTCTTCCATCCGTTCTTTTTTGTACTTGTTGTACTTCTTGCGGTACTCGTAACTAGCTCCAAAAATATTCCACGCAGCTTTAACAACGTTTGGTTCATAAGGGCGAATCTTTTCTAAGTCTTCGACAGCCTTATAGGATATCGGGCAACCGCAGCATCCGGTTCTTGTCAGTCCGTACACTTCGTATGCGTCCGAGTATTTGATGCCGTACGCTTCTTTGTACCACGCCTTATCTTTGTCGCTCACATAGTACAGTGGGCGCAATCTGAATTGCCCTGATGTAGTCTCTGTAAAACACATCGTCGTGCAATCTTTTCTCGGAACAGAACGCATGCCGCCTTCATCTCTTCGCTCTCCTGTGATTACCATGTCAAAATCCTTTTGAACTTTGTGTGCGATGTCTTTTTTGCAATAGTCGCAGCACTTCGCACTGATTTTGAAATTTGGTGGATATTCGTTGATGAAGTCCCGCATGTACTTTGATGAATTTATCACCAATTGAATGTTTGGTCTCGGTTCTCCTGCAGAATTGCAGCAACACAGGAAGTTTATTACGCTTTCGCATTTCGGATATCTCTCTTTCAACTCTTTTCGTTTTGTCGCCTTATCCTCTGCTTTCTCATATTCTTCTGCTATTGACAGTGGAATACCTTTTTTCTGCCAGTCGCTTAACCCACCACTCATGATTTTTGACACAAACGGTATGCCGTGAATCCTCGCGGATTGTACAATGCTTATTTTTGGTCTTTCTTCTCTTATTTCGACCCTATACTTTGCAGCGGTTGCTTTTACATGGTCTTTCGTTGCCTGCATTTCTAGACCGGTATTAAAAAACACATACACGACAGGCGGCAGGTTAAACACCATCCTCGTACGCTCTATCAGGTCAATCATGATATCGCTGTCAGACCCGCCCGAGTAAGAACAGATTGCTCTCGGGTGTTCTGTCAATCGCTTTGCGATGATGCTCATGATCGCATTGAACTTTTCCGGCGAATCAAAATCCGCATAATCCGGTCTATCAGTATAGACCCTGCTCCTATATTCTTCTTTCATTTTTCAAACTCCTTCCACCGCTGACCGCAGAGCGGACAAAATGCATAATCGTCCACCGTTCCCGATTCGGCTATCATGCCATGCTTACATCTCGGGCAAATGAACCGCCCGCTTTCCTCGACTTCGGGTATCATCACCTCTTGATATTGCAATATCTTCTCGATGTATTTGAACATATACCGAATTTGGTAAATCGTGTCTGCACCCGACCGCCGTTCGCTCGCCCGGCGCAATTCTTCAAGCCATCTAATCGCGGCTCTCGGTGTTAATTTGTTCTTCTTTGGTGTCATTTCTTGCCTCGTAAATTTTCATCCAATCTTCAAATGTCGTTGTTACTAAAATTTCACAGTTGTTTCTTTTGTGGAATACCGCCGGAATTTCATCCGGCTTTGCGTCTCGCTTAGCTTGCCATACCCAATCATACAGCTGCATTTTTTCTTGGTGTTTTGCTTCGATGTGGATTCCCGGCAGTCCTACCACATCCGCGTCTCCGTTTGCTCCGCAGTACTGCTGACCGCGGCGGCAGTTATAGCCGCGCGCTTTCAGCTTGCTTGCAAGCTCCCTCTCGAAGCGTGCACCTTTATCTCTTGACCGAATAGTCATCACAATACCCCCATTTCATTCCTGCGCTTGTGTGCGTTCTCCCTTTTAGACAGTTAATAATGCTTGCTGGACTTATGCCAATATCTCTGGACGCATTTCGTATCGATGTATATATTTTTTTATTACCATTTTCATCAATGTAGAATACTGCTTTTCTGTTGTTGTTCGACAGTAACATATTCTTTCGGATGTTTTTTCTCGCAGCGGCTCGCTGTTTTTCGGTTGTTACAATTAGCCCATGCTCTCTTGCGTGTCTTAGATTTTCGCCGTGTGTCGCCCATTCCAGATTTTCCAATAAATTATTTGACTTATTTCCGTCTATATGATTTACCGTTCTTTTTTTCTCTGGATTTGGTATGAATGCTTCTGCAACCAATCTGTGTACGCGAAAGTGCTTGGGATTTCTTTTGGTTTGGTCATAAAATCCGACAATGCAATACCCATTGTCATTTATGTACTGCCGCATTTCATTCTTAGTGCGTTTGCTCCTAACATTCCCATGATCTGAAATTTCGTACTTGTTTTCATACCCGGCCACATCTTTCCAAATTTCTTTCGCTTTGCTGTTTATCATCTTTTCCCTCCTCTTGTTCGTTTTTTGAGTTAATCATTTCTTAACCTCACTAGAACGGGATATCCTCATTTACTGCCGCAAACCCTTCCGGTGCAGGCTCTTCTGCCGGTCTTGAAATTGCTTCCTGTCTGTCTCCCCATTCCAAAAACTCTACTCTGTCAGCTACAACATCCGTTGTGTAAACCGTCGCTCCGTCCTTATTGGTGTAACTTCCGGTCTGCAATCTGCCTTGAACGCCTACCAGTCTTCCCTTTGCAAGGAATCTTTCGCAGTTCTCAGCTTGTTTGCCGAAGCAGATAACCCTCGGGAAATCCGCTTGCTTCTTTTCGTCTTTTTTCACGGGTCTGTCAATCGCAACGGTAAATGTACATACCGCTGTCTGTGTGCCTGATGTGTATCTTACTTCCGGGTCGCGGGTAAGGCGACCAATTAAAATTACTGCGTTCATTTCTTCTCCTTTTCAATTCTCTCAAGCTGTCTAATCAGCTTGAATGCTCTACACTCTCTAACATCCTCTTCAATCCCGAACAGGATTTTAAGCTGTTCAAGCATTATCTCAACATCTCCGATTTCCTCGGCTATTGCGTTTTTCAGCCCTTTCAACTGCTGTGCGTCGTCGCCGGTATATCGCCAAAATTTTGTTATTGCTTGCGTAAGCTCCGCCATCTCCTCGATGGTCTGCCGGCTTTGCGGCTCTATCCCGTAGTGTCGGGCAATTTTTTCTGTAAGTCTCATTGTTCCGCTCCTTTCAACATTTTCAGTTCGCCTATCTGTCTAAGGTTCTCTGACAGGCACATTTGCTCTTTCTCCCTCTTGCTCACCAGTTCGTAAACTTGCCGGAATTGTGCCCGCGTGGTCTCGATGTTTTCCGTTGTGCAGATAGCTTCCCACCCGATACGCTTCACGGCTTCGGCTGTGTACGTGTCAAAACTTGCCATTGCGCCGTCAAAATCCCACATGCCGTATTTTGATATTGCCTTCCGCACCTGCCCCCATCCGTCCGACCAATCTGACTGCACCGGGCAAATAATTTCCGCAGCGCGCTTCCGTATGTCGGCTACACTCGGGGCAAACGGTGAGATCTGCACATGGATTTGTATAGCCTTTTTCGCCGTGTCATAATCTAAATCACATAGCGCGGTATACCATGCCGTCATTGATATTTTGTCAGGTATGAACCAGTCTTGCGGGTAGTACGCTTTCATTGCCGCTGCCAAGCTTGAGAACTCCTGCTTATTCATTCGCCCACCCCCTTATCATGTCAAAATCATTTCTCTGTTTACGGCTTATCTTGTCCCATACAATGCCTTGATACTGGCTCGCGATTGCTTCGTCGATTGCTTCAATCACCGCCGCGTCGCCGTGGGCTTTCGCCTTTTCGCTGATTTTTTTTAGTAGGGTGTTCAGTCCGATAGGCTTGTACGATTGACGCCTTTCGGCTTTGTACGCCAACCAACGGTTTACGGCTTCAGACAATTCCGACGAGGCCTGAACGAAAAACCAATCCGTTTCGGAATTCCCCTCACGCGCGCGCGCGTTATTGGTTATTTTATTTATTTTCTTTTTTTGGTTAATTGGAATGTTGTCCCGTTTTTGACCCCCTACTGTCCTTTTGATGTCCCGTTTTTCGTTCGTGTAAATCTTTTCCACCTCGAAACCGCTTGAATTTTCAACATTTTCCGCCCGTCCCGAACCTGTCCCGAACCTGTCCCGTTTTTGTGGTTCCGCCTGTCCCGAACCTGTCCCGTTTTTTTGAGGTGTTTTTTGATACTCTGAATAGTTGACTATTTTGATTACCGTTCTTCCGTTCTCTTTTTTTACGATAATCATCCCTTGCTTTTCTAACAGTTTTAAAAAATCTGAGGTCTTATGTCTCGACCATTTCCATCTTGCGGCAAGGCTCGAAATACTCATTTCTACATCCCCGCGCTTCGCAACAATTACATTATTGCGGTAGAGCCTTGTTTTATCTTCGTAGTTTGCAAGCTGTATCAAATCAACCCATTCTTTGCCGTACTTGTCCCAAATCCAGTGTGAGAAGAGTTTTCGGTCAAGTACTATGTAACCCATTCTCACCACCTGCCTTTTTTGCGAATTTAAGCGTTACTTTTTCTCTATTTCCTATCTCTTTCTTGGTGCAACCCTCTCCTGCCGGGCAACCTCTCGGCTCACCTGTAATGACTAGATAATCACAGCATTTTGTGCCTCCGTAATGCCCTTTGAAGAGATATTTACAGCCTTCACAATGCTTGTCTATTGTGTTTTCCATTGCTCCTTCAACCTCTCTATCTCTTGTGGTGTCATTGTTTCGATCCCTTGTTCCTTGCAATCCGCTACAACTGCGTCAATCAGTCTTGACATTTCTTTGGTGTCATACACCGAAGAGCCGTAATAGCACTTGATATTCTCATAGCCCGCAATCTTCGACTTTCCGACACTTTCGCATATCCATCCGCTTCCGTTTTTGCCCCAGTTTTCCACCCAACGGTCAACCGCTTTTTCGGCAATCGGTACGATGTTGAATGCTCCGTAATCTCGTACATAATTCCTGTAAACCTCCATGTGTGAAATGTGCAGCTTGTCGGACAGCTCTTTGCAAAGTTTCCAAAAGTAGGCATTCGCGTCAAGGCTTCGTTTGCGCTTTGTAGGCTCGATTTTAACGGTGTAATCTTTGGTCGGGTCTATCTGTCCGACGGTGTCTAAAAACTCGTGTACGGCGCGAATTTGCCCTTTCTCAAGGGGTATAATCAAATTGTCCTGTCTGTACAGAAGTTCAAGCCGTGGTCGTTCTTTAATCTTCATCGTTTCCACCTACCCATGAATACTTGTCGTACACCAGCTTCTTTTCATCCCAGTTCTTATAAGTGCTGTTCAGATAGTCTCTGACGTACCTTCCGAATTCTTCACGATATCCGCCGTTGTCATACTTGAAGTGGCAATCTCTACACAGCATTACAAGGTTTTCGGGAATGCCCATGCCCCCTTGCGCCCTGCTGATATAGTGGGCACATTCGAGGTTCCACGGTCTGCCGCATAGTATGCAGCAGTTTCCGTCCCTCTTTTTGACCGTTCGCCTTGTCTCCGGGGATATCTTTGTATGTTCTCTCATGCTCATTCTTTGTCTGCGGTGATTCTTACATATCCCGTCTTGCCTTTCTTGGTTACTTCCTCGCAATACTTTTTGTAAAGTTTAGGGTGTTCTTCTTCGAATTGCTTTTCGTTGAATTTGTTTTCTGTGGTCGGTTCTCCGTCAGGAACAAGCGTTATCTTCGTTCCGTTCGGGGTCTCCCATTTTTTGATGTGGTACTTTTCCATGCCTGCTTTAAGGCTTGCCTTTGCTTCCTTGTACTCTTTTTCGATTGCCTTATAGATTTCAATTTGCGATTCTAAAATGAGTACCTTATCCGCAATTCCAACAATCTCTTTCGGTTGGAATTCTTCCTCGGTCGTGAATGGATGTTCTTTCAGTCTCAACCAGTCTGCCCGGAAGCGTTCAACCTCTTCTTTGATGTGTTCTATGTATGCGGTGTAGTCGGTTTTTTTTATGTGATAAACGGTCAAGTTGTCAGCATTGAATTCCTCGTTAAAATCTTCCGGTCGTTTATATACTGCCAAAATTCCGTCCTCATATCCGTACATTTCGAGCCCCATAAGAAGCTGGCAAAGGTAGTAATTGTAATCGCTGATAGATTCGTGGATTACGGAAGTGGTTTTGATTTCGAGCACCATTCCTTTGTCATAGTCCACTCCATCAGCATGGTATCTAAGATAACCGTTTATAATTTTTCCTTCAACAAAATTCGTGGACCACTGTGCGTTAATATAGTCTCTGATCTGCGGTTCTAACACATTGCCGTACTGCGTGTAAACATTGCCCGTGAAGTCCGATTCCTCAACCCCGGCTTTCTCCTTTAAGAGCTGCCAACGAGTCTTAAACTTTGAGATGTTCAGTATTGCGGCAATGTCGCTGCCGCCTATGTATTTATCTCTATCTTTTGTTACATCCTGCATTATTTGCCCTCCAAATCTTTCAAAACTTCTTTGAATCTTTCTTCTGTTGTCTGACCGTTCAAGCCGTAATCCTTTGCAACTTCGGCAAATGATAAACCGCTTTCCTTTAAATAGATAATCAGCTTTTCGCGATAGGTTAGTTCGTTCGATTTTGGAGCAGTCGCTTTCTTTTTGTCTGAACCTTTTGTCCTTTCGGTATATTCGTCCGTGTCTGCGTCCTTTGTGTCGTCGATACAGAACAGTCCGTTTAATGCATACTTCCTTGCGTAGGAACTTGCCGAGCCTGTTATCTGTGAAGCGTCCATCCCCTTTTTTGTCTCCTCTTCTCTTGCATATGCATGAACTTGTACAGTCTCTTTTCCGTCTGTTACGGTTGCGGTTGCTTTGATGTAATACCTTTCGCCGATAAAAATAAGCTCGTCCGATATGGTGAGCTGCACATCCTCTTCTGTGCAAAGCGGTTTAACCGCCTCTAAGATGTCTTCGCAGCTTCTGTACTTGTAACCGCCGAATTTGTTCAGTTGTCCTTTTGGGGCTTTCAATCTTTTCTGTATGTTGACTAATTTTTGCATTACTCTACCTCCTTAAACATTCCATCAATTAACTGATAGAATGTATCTTCTTTAATTCTTTCTCCGTCTACTTGCTCGGTCTTAACACAAATTGGTACATATCTTCCTTTGATTTTGTCGCGTTTCCACTCCGCAAGAGTTATCCAACTACCTTTTTTTGCTCTTGCTCTGCTGTATAATCCTGCACACATGATTACGCTGTCTTCACCGCTTGAATCTATCTGTGCGTAATTCCCACTGCTTCCAATCTTTGCGGAATCCCCACTGCTTCCAATCTGTGCGAAATACCCACTGCTTCCAATCTGTGCGAAATTCCCACTGCTTCCAATCTGTGCGTAATTCCCACTGCTTCCAATCTTTGCGGAATCCCCACTGCTTCCAA